ATCTGGGCGAGTGTATAGAGAGGAGGCATATCTGCTGGCTTATTGACCCAGCCTTGCTTGACTTGGCTCTCATCAAATCCTTTCGGCTTCATTACAAAATCACTAATTCCTTGAGCCGCCCTTTTGGCTAAATCACCAAAGAAACCCTCCCCACTCATCGCCATCGCTTCTTGGTTCATATCAAGAGGTTCCAATACTGCCCCACCCCTTGCCCCCTCACTCGCATAAATGGCTCGTCGCTGGGCTTTAGCACGTCGTAATGGTAGTGCCTTATTAGAGTAGCACTCACGAGGTTTGCTGCCCTTTTTACACACCTTATAACCATCACTTGAAACTTTAATTATGTCATACGGCATTTTTATATAATATATAATAAGAATATATTTATTAAAATTATAATCGTATAATATAATATAATATAAATTTAATGAGTTTTCAAACATTTTGCGGAAAAGACCCGGCTGATGCGGCTACATATAATAAAATTCTTGAGGAGTTCTTACCGGATACTGCTCTTGGTGTCGTAAGCGTAGGTGTGGATGCCCCTCTTGTGAATACTGGAACTGCTACTAATCCAGTAATTGGTGTTGGATTTGCTGCCGCCGGTGATTTGATTGTTGGAACTGGGGCAAATGCTGGTGCTGTGCTTGGTATTGCTGGAAGGGCTGCTGGTGATTATTTGCGTATTAATGCTGGTGTGAATGGTTTAGAATGGTCTGCTGGTGCCGGTGCTGTTCCAGCGTTGAGTGCTGTTCTGGCTGTAGGAAATGATGGTAATGCCGCTGGTATTACAAATGCTGGTGTTATTAGTGCTGCTGATATACAAGCCCCTTTCGGTGGTATTACTTCATTTAATAGCACAACAATTCAAGATATACTTGGAACTGGTCTTGCTATTCTACCAACTGGAACCCTTCATTTGAAAGGGTGTCAAACAAAGGGGAGTATCCTTGCCGGTAATGGTGCGACAAGTGTGGAGGTTCCTCTTGGTGCCGCACCAAACGGATATGTGCTTACAGCAGATAGTGGAGCAGCTACTGGATTAGCGTGGGAGGAAAATGGTAAGGTAAGTTCAATTACCGCCGGAACAAATATATTTGTTGATAATACGCTCCCTCTTCAACCAGTCGTGAATTTGGCTACACCATTAACGTCCAATTTAAATTTCAGCGGTGTAGCATTAACTGCTTCTTCAAGTGATGGTGGTTCGCCTTCCATAGACCAATCCATTCAAATTTCAACATCTGGAGGTTTATTAAGTAATATTAGTCAAACATTAACGAACAATAACAATAGCAATACCGGATTAACAAAAGTGGAATTGACAGACTTGGTAAGTAATGTGGAAACAAATTACTATGACGCAACAGCCCAACAAACTTCGCAGAGTAAAATCAAGGCGGAAGCAAATCAAAGCACTCTCATACTTTCTACAACTGATGCCGCACTTTCTCAAAATACTAATCTTACACACGCTGTTTCTTCTGGATTTTCATTACAAAATATCACAACAAACGACAGCGTGAATGTTTCAACCGCAGTAAGGAACAATCTTACATCTGGAACCAGTATATATGATACTGCTGTATTGACTGACCTTAATACCAACTTTTATAATTCACAACAAAATTTGATTACAACAAATACAGCAGCGACAATAGTAGAAAATGGTGGTGGGTCATATGTGAATACTACGAAAATTCAATCCACAGAAGGTGCGGATAGTAGAGTATCTGCCTATTCGTCAAATAGTGCTACTACATACGTAAATTTTGTAAATACAACTGCGGATGCCTCTACCGGAGTTTCCAAGATAGAAGTAAAACATACTTCTCCAAGTTATACTACCGATATGGATATTGTAGCTGATACTACAAACTGCCGTATTCAACAGACTTATACTGCCGGTGCTTTTAATAATTTCAGCGATATATCAACTGGAAGCGGTGGGTTAAATATCAGTTGTTCTGGTGCTGCGGTTTCTGTAGTAGGTAGTTCTGGTGCCTCTCTTGGATTAAACGCTAATGCTGGTTTATCCGCTCAACAACAAACATTTACAACTACACTTGTTTCAACCCCTTCTGCTCCAGCCTACATATTTCAAAATACAAACTCTGCGAATGGGGGTCATCCGGTAATAAGATTTAATAGACCGAATGTAAATTCGCAAGTAGGGGATAGTTTATCTGTTATATCAACTTACGCTAATGACGCTGGTGGAACAAATAGAGAATGGAGTAGGATACAAACAAAGACCGAAAATGTAAGCGTATCGCCAGCAAATCAAGACAGCACTATCTCTTTTTTTACTTCTATTAATGGTGCTTTGGGTGAGGTGTTTAACTTTAATGGAGCTCAAAATGACAATAATTCGTTCCGTCCTCTTGATATGAATGGGAATTCAGTTAGAACATCATCCGGAGATTTAACAATAGATGCTACTACATCTTCTGGAAATGGTATTATAACCCTCGCAACTAAAAATGCGACCGGTGGATTAGCAATATCTGGCGATAAGACGCAATCTAATACTGCTGGTGGGAATAGTGGAGAGCATCTCGTAATAACCCTCAACGGAGTTCTCTATAAAATCGCCCTTCTCAACCCATAATCACCAAATCACAGAAATTTTCGTAGGTTTGGAAAGTCCCATAGGGCGGTCAAAACATCTACCAAACTACCGAAACGCTGGTAGATTGGAAGGTAATCACAAATATTCCTATTCCACTCCTCTACTTTTATCAAAAGTTGTGATTTCGTTATTCCTTGGTAGTTCGGTAGATAAAATCCCAGCCATAGGAGGTTTCCAGAGCGACCAAAAAATCCGTGATTTTGTGATTTTGATATGGAATGTATTAAAAATATAATATACGTATATTGTATAAAATGAAAGCCACACAATTTTTGTTAATTTCCTTCTTATTCGGTTTAGCCGTATCTATCCCAACTTCACCGGAGTTCAACATAGACGATGAGGATTACGAAAGCGGAGATGAAGACCTCGTAGGAGGCAGAAGGGTTGTTAGTGTTGTTAAAATCATCCATAAACACAAACCTTCAACATACCCCCCCCAAGTGAAACTACTCCCCACGAATAGCACCGCTTATGTCCTTCATCTCAAAACAGATATTGAAGAGCAACACAAGGCATTTATGAAGGTATATAATACCGAGTTGGAGCGTCTTCGCAATCTTACTCGTCGGTCGCATATAACAGAAGATGAGTATAAAAAAGCACAGAAATTACTTAATTTGCGATACGCAGATTGGAAAAGGGCTCTTGAAGATTTGCGTGTAAGCAACAGCACTCTAACTAATCTAAAATACAAAGAAACAGATTATAAAAATGAGGTTGGTTTGCTTACCTATTTGTATGAATATATCAAGATATTTAGGTCAGTTAAAGATAAGGAGACTTTACTGAAACATTCTTGTATCTGTAATTCAACCAAAGTCAAATAAATTATTGTGTATTTAAAATAATAAATATAATATCTTCTTTTATATTATATATATTAAAAATGTCTTTCCAAACTTTTTGCGGTCAAGACCCAGATGACGAAGTCTCTTACCAGAAGGTTCTACCTCGCTTCTTACCGGAAAACGCAAGTAGTTCCGTAATACGGATTGATACTGCCGGTCAAGCAGTCATTCCAGAACCAAAAATCAAAAATGAAAGTCTGTTCGTAATTGATACAGCCAGTATTAACGCCACATTTACTTACAACCCAATCGGTCTTCCAGCTGGAGTTCAAACGCAAGGCGGTTTAATCCCCTTTGTAAATCCAAACGACCCATTAAAAGTCGGCTACTTAATGTTTTCTTGGAAATTTGATGGTGATAGTCCTCCAACATATGTCTATGCTTTATGGCGGTGGCTTGACCCAACTACCGGTTGGACGTTAGTCGCAATAACAGACCAAAACAAATTAATTACTACGATTTGTAATGTAAGTGCTAATTACGCGAATGGTGGAAAACCAAACCAAGCAGACACCTTTTTAATTGCCGGTAATTTCGCAGTATTAGGTGGTGTAGCTTGTGCTTCTGGATACGCAACATACGACCCACAAAACAACACAATTACTGCTTATGCTATAAACACAGCATTACCAGACCCAACGGATTTACCAAAGAATATGATTTCCCTTCCAGCACAATTTGGAGGTGGGTTTATGGCTACTTTTGCTAATCCGGCAAACTATAAAAGAATAGCAAGACTTCAAGGCGGAGTGTGGTCGGCAATAGCACCAAATACCGGTATGGACGGAACAGACAAGTTCAGTATTAATAAATTATGCTTTGATAATCCAAATGGTATTCTGTTTATTGGCGGTAGTTTTAGTGTATTTGATGTAAATGGTGTTGCCGCACCAAATTCCGCCGGTATTGTAGCCCTCGCTTGGGATGCTGGTAATAACGACTGGAGAACAAATGTCCCCCTTCCAACCATACAACCCCTATTTGCCTATAACGCCGCTTTATATGTTGATGATATACGCCTCGCGTATGACCCAACCGAAGGCTTTTTTGTAATAGGCTCTTTTGAAAACGCAACATCCACCGGATGTTTTTTCTGTAAAAATATAGGACAACCAATCCTACCCATAGCAATCCCAGCCACACTCATTAATATAGCTGGAATGTTTATTATTGGCTACGACCAGAACAATTTTGTAGGGGCAACCCATCAAAGATGTTTTGGAGAAGATGCTGGGGGTCAAATTATAGAATTCGGTCAAGGTTGTATTGCCGGATGGGACTGGTATTGGGACGCACCTATTGCGTCAAATCCACTTTCTTATTTAGGAGATGTCGGTTATGGTTCATTTCAAGCCGGAGTAGAGACAACTCTTGATTTTTCCGCTGCTAATCTGCGGTATTGTAAAGATAATGGTGTTAGTGGTCTTGCTACATCTGTCGTATTAACATCCAATTATGCCTCAATATTTCTGTTAGGCGATACGACCTCACAGCCTCCAGTCTGGGATATGGTGTCTTATACTGGAATATTAAAATATACCCCTTAATACTCGTCATCCAAAACAATCAAACATTTACTCGGTTTCTTTTCACGAGGTGTTTCGTATTGGTGGAGAAGGTGGGTCTTGGAGATGGGTATTTTAAACACCTTCGCATTCAATTTCGCCGATGACGGCTCATCTTTTCTAAATCCGTTCTTCTGCGTTGAGATTTCAAATCCACCACCTAAAATCTCATCGCTCTCCAAATAAACGATTTTATCAAGGAGGTTCCATATTATAACATCGTTCGTAATGGTCTTCCCAACATCTATAATCAATCCCTCTTTATCCCCACACAGAGCATCCATAGAATATAAATCACGGCTCTTCATTTCATATCTACGCTCACCTTCAAAGTCGGCAGTAGAAAACATATCCATCGTGTTCCTAATGGATGGGTCAGCAAAAAATTCACGCAACAGAGGCAAAACAACAGCTTCATTATGCTTACCTACGGCATAATCTTCTTGAAATGTATTCGGCATTCAATATATAATATGTAATTAAATTATTTTTAAATGGGTTAATTACGAAAAGTAATTAATCTATTTATATTATTACAAATAATTATCCTAAAACACGCAAATAACCAAAAGCATATTTTCTGGTTTTAGGGCAGTATTCTCGGTAGTGTGCGATATAGGCATCTTCACCCTCACAATTTTTATGACAGATGGGGCAAATAAATATTTCGGTTAATTCCGGTTGAACGTCCATTTATATATTACTTATATAATAAATTTTTTAATAAATATAATATTATAATATAATAATATACAGAATGCCGCCGAAAATCAAAGTAGATGTGAATTTGGCTAAATTATCACCACAGACAACGGAAGCATTAGTTAATGACCCCTTGGATGATGTGGAGATACGAAACGCACTTGGGAGCGACGCTAAAATAATCCCATACCACGAATTAAAAAATTACCGCAGTATGGATGAGCTACTACCTAAACCAAAGGATGCCGCTATGCTTTTATACGAGAATTCCCCTATGAACGGGCACTGGGTTTGCCTAACAAAAAACAAAGGCGAAATCAGTTTCTTTGACCCCTACGGAGAAATTGTGGATAAGCAACTTCAATATTCCAAATATTCCAAAGATAGGGTAGAAGGTGGTGCCGACCAATCCTTACACCAGTTGCTTTCTACCAGTCGTCTTCCGGTGTATTTTAATGACTACAAGTATCAGCGAGACGGCGGAGATGTGAATACTTGTGGGCGACACACGATTAACTTTATCCGCTACAATCAACGCCACGGACTGGATTTAGAAGATTATAATGAGATGATGAAGAAAACGCAGAAAAAGAGTGGGTTGCCGTATGATGAGCTTATTTCTAAAATGGTGCCTATATATCTGCCTAAAGGTGGTGAGGCGACCGGTGAAGGGCGACCTCTCAACGCACGCAATAAAACTTGTGCCGAGAAATTCTTGGAATGTGTAAAGGCAAAGATGTATCGTAAAGTGCGTGGTGATAAAGGTAATAGGAGGTATGACCCAGATGTTAAACTACCAGAATTCGGTATTGAAACAACCAATCCTCATTTGACGAAACTGGCTTCCCTCGCCATAACTGGTAAGGATAATTATGCTGCCGCACAGAAACTGGTTGAAGAGGTGAAGAAGAATATGACACCAGACGAGCGTGAAGCGTTGAAGCAAATTACACAAGAGGATTTACGGCGTGTTGCGAAAGTCAAACCCTACCGAATGAAATCCGCTGCGAAACATAAGTATAACCTCGCTCGGCAAATGGAGGTGATTGGTGGGGATGAATTGGAGGCGGCAATCCGGAGAGGACTGAAAAGGTTCCCACGCCACCAAGTGCCTTATGATGTTAAAGGTCGCAAAGATGGGCGTATCATTATACAATATCAATCTACGATTGACGGAAAGAATAAGGAGGTTTTATTGCCTTTGGTGTTTGTGTTTGAAGAGAACAAGAAACCGGCTACACTATACGACCCAGAAGATGGAAAGGATGCTGGAAATCTCTATGTGGGTAAGAAGAAGGAGAAGAGAACTGGATACAGAGGGAATGATTATGAGGTTGAAGTAGATGACCCAGAAAATGTTGATGTGTCGTTGGACTTTGATTGGCTGCGAGGACTACACAAGAGACAGAAGGACGAAGAGCTGCGTGCGAAAGTAAGCAAACCACCTACGAAGGAACAATTGGAGGCGGCACGAGGTGGATTTGACCCAGAGGCTGACTATGAGGCAACATATTATCCGCAGATACGTCTATGGTATATTCCGGATGCCGATAGAGCAATTTATTATTTACCACCAAGTCGTTTTCCACATTCCGCAAAAGAGAGGAAAATTAGAGTAAGTGAGGAAGAACTCGTTAAAGGTAAGGATGTTGAATTCGTTGGGAAACTAAATGAAGCGAAGAGATTTGAGGTTGAACCAGAAATGCGAAAATGGTGGGCTGATTATAAAAAGCAGCACAACATTCAATTAAAGAAATAAAAAAATATTTTGTTGGTTTTATAGCTACAACACCAACAAACTATTTGGGGGGGGTTGGTTAGTAATCGTCGTCGTCGCACTCATCCTCCTTTGGCTTCTGCTTCCACCATTTCAGCACCGCAGAGTGTGTCTTTTTACCATTATCCAGATAATACCAGTCTGCCTCGTAATCCTTGCGATACACGCCATTCGTCGCAAAGAACTCCTTGATATTCTTGTCCTTGTAGCAATCCTTCTGCTGTTCCTTCTTGGAAAGGTTGAACCAGTCTTTGCTCTGCTGGAACTTGCCGATGATATGCTTGATTGGGATACAAGGCGTTTGGACTTTGTCTCCCTTCCACGCCGCAATTTCCGCAGCAGTAAGTCGCTCGTAATGTTCCTCCATAAAGCTCTCCATCTTGAATGATTTTTGAAGGTAGGCTTCTGTGCGTTGTTTGACGCAATCCGGCACGAATGAGTTGATATTCATCTTCGCCGCAATCAACGCTTTCAAGTGGGTCAGCAACAGCATCATCATTTCCATTTTGTAATCCTTTTTGAGTTTGTCTTTGAGTTCGCTGTCTTGGAGGAAAACATCCACATCATTCACTTCCGCCACGATGTCGGTGAAACGGCAAGGAAACTCAATATCCATAATGCGTTCTCTGTCTGCGTCGGTCGGCTCCTCTTTGAAGGGAGGTCGCTTATTACATTCGTTGAGATAAGTGCCGTGGTTGATGGTGTTGTTGTCGTTGCTGTATTTCATCGTCGCTGAAATGCCCTCACCACCGGTGATAAGTTTCACCGAGGCGTTGTCGTATCGGCAACCACTCGGTGGCTCCTTTGCGATTACAAGCCGTTTCTTGGATAGAGAGGCAAGGGCAACATTCGGTCCGCAAGCATCCTTGATTTGGGTAGTGAATATTTGATGAGGTGCCTTGCCGTAGGCATATCCATTCATTCCGCCAAGGCATTCGCAAACGAATTCATCCAACAGACCCTTTCCGTTGCGTCCGCCTCCGTTGAAGATAATGAATTTCTCCAAGCAAAGACCCACCAGAGACCGAGCGTAAATGGTAAGCACCAATTTCCGCACATCCTCATTAGGGAATATCTTCCGCATTATCTCGGCAAGGTCAAGAGACTTCTGGCTCGCAAATCCGGTGAAGGGGTATTCCTTCCAATATTCATCGTCAAAATCATAACCGCAATTCAGCGTAATTCTGTCCGCCATTTCATAGGGGCGAAAGGTCTGCGTCTTCAATTCCACAACTCCGTTGTTGAAACCGAGAAGCCAGCCATTCATATCAAACTCCACGCTGTCGTTGAGGGCTTCTGTGCGGCAACAACTTTGAACCGCTTTCTGCTTCTGGTCGGTTCCAAGGCTGCGAATAAAGGTGGTCGCCAATTGTCGCAAGTCTTCGTATTTTTCTTGAATATCCGGTTCCAAAATCTCGTCGCCGATAAGGGCAATCAAATCGTTCAATCTCTGTAAGCAGATGCTGGGGAACTCGTGATTGATGATTTTGTTGAGTGCCGCTGGCGGTTCGTCGCCTCTGTGGCTACGCCATTTGTTGTCGTTCCGGCTCCAGCAATACCAAACACCCTTGCTGAATAGGAATTCGTCCTTGTAGAGGTCGTTGATGATGAACCTCGCCAAACCAGCATCGGTTGTAATTCCCATAGGGTTCGTAAGATACTCGTGGAAGGAGTTGATTTGCTGGGTGATGCTTTCCTCGTCAATTTCAACATAATCTTCAAGCTCCTTGCTGATGTCAATCTTGGGGATGGTCGGCTTCAATTCCCAAACCAGTTTCATCTTGGAAATTTCTTCGGTGGTCTTGTGTATCCATTCCAGAGCTGCTTCCGTGCTGCCGAAATGTTCCAGCACCGCATTCTTCCGCAGCTTGAAGCCGTCATATTCATATTCGCAATAGGCAACCCCATCCTCCTCGCCGTGTAGAACCGGCGTGGTGTCATAGAGGCGTTCCAGCACACCACTCGTAATACGGATTTCGTGTTCTTGGGCGTAATACGAGAGGAAGGTTAGGTCTGGGCTCTGGTCGCCAGCCTTCAAGTGCCGAGCGAAATCGTAGAGAACCGGATTTGCCTTAATAAGTGCCTTGTTGATTGCGGTAATCTCGGCGTGTATTTCAGCGTGGAATTGCGGCATCGCAACCGACATATCCAGCTTCCATTCATTACGCCAACGCAGTTCATTCTTCTTTCCGCCGCCATAGAGGGTGCTGTTGATGAGGTCTTTGACGCAGTCCTTAACATCTTCTTCCGGAATACTGAAAGTCTCCCTAAATAGTTTGCGGATTTTGTCCTTCTTTTTAAGCCAAGTGGAAACCTTGGGGCAAGGGATGGCGTGAGCCAAGCAAATTGCCTCAATAATGCTGGGATGTGCCGATGATAGGTCAAAATCAAAGTAGTCGGCACAGCAGATAGTGTTTCTCACTTCACGAGGCAGACCACAGAGGGAGAGCAAACCGACTGGATATGCTCTGCCCCACGAGTGGCGACCGCTACGCTCATACTTAACCACCACCTCGTTCTTTTTGATGAGCGAGTAATACGCCTTAAGGTGGGCGAGGGGTGATACTAATTTTTCTTTACCGAGTTTTGCCTTTCCATATTGATAGGCGGTCGGCGAATAGGGGGTATTGCTGACCTTGCCGCTTTTGATGAGGCAACCGATAAATTTGCGACTGACTTTCTCACGGAAAGTGGTGCGAACAACGAAGGGGGTCGTCGTTTCACGAGCCAAAGTCAAGTCTGCTAAAGCTTGGGGGGGGGTTCCGGACATTTTTGGGGGGTTATATATAATAGGTATAGAAATTTCTTTATATTCTTTTTCAATATTATCTTTTCCTAAATGATTTCCGCCGGCTGCGGCGGCTCCTCCGGCTTGGACTTCGTCCTCGCTGTCGGTGTCTGGTTGTGCTCCTAAAGGCTGTTGCTTGATAGATGGTCTCGGCATTTCGTGTTGTCGCTGCTTATCCGGACTGGAATGATTTTTTGCTTTCAATTTTTTTTACACCATAAATAGTGGTATTTATGGTTTAAAAAGTAAATATGCCTATTTAGCCTCTGGAAGAGAGGGGAAGAGGTGGGCGACCCCTAAAGCGTAGTGTGTGGTCTGGACGGCAACTACTCAAAAAAGTCTTTTTCCGCCACTTTATTTCCCTTATCATTTTCTGCCTCACCGCTGACTATATGTAGGCTGGGTGTTGGGATGGGGATGGGATTGCTGGGGAACTGGAACTCTGGATGAAAGTGCTTAATCATCTTACACATTATGTGTGGGTCTAACTCTTCCATAGTAAGGTAATATTTTTTATGCCGCCGAAAAACGCCGTGTTCTTCAACCGACAAATTTATTCCTAATTGTCGCCGCCAGTTGAATAAACAACGCTGGACGTATTGGCGATTTACTTGGGGGGCTTCTTCAGCCATACTTGCTTCACTTGCCGACATCGTAGATGGTCTTATATGTTATGTATATATTATAATAGAAACGGCTTTATATCACTTTTCAATAATGTCTAAATAACGGACAATCACGAAATCACGGAAAAAAACATCGTTCCGGAAAGTAGCCAAGGCTGGCGAAACATCTACCATTCTACCAAAAGTCCGGTAGTTCGGTAGATGTTTTTTGGAATGTCTGGGAAGTTCCCCAACCCCCCAAAATTTCTGTGATTTTGTGATTTTGGGGCGGATTGAAAGTCGTTAGTGAAAGGTTTCTATACCGAATGGTAGTATCACAGATTTCCCTTTTCACTCCTCTACTTTTATCAAAAAAACAATTAACAATATAACTCGGTAGTTCGGTAGATGTTTTCCCAGCCATAGACCTTTTCCCAACCGGCGAAAAAATCCGTGATTTCGTGATTTTGGTGCCGACCCTCTGGAACCGGAAAAAGTAATCGTTTAATTTTCCATTTAAATATAATTTCTCTATATAAGGTATAAATGACAGACGTTCAGCCAGAAGAAGGCATAAGCCTTACCATAACCGAGGCTCCAGCCGAGGATTTGAGTATGAAATATTATTGCGAGGTGTGCGACTATAATCCTTTTAGAAAATGGTGTCCGTGGGCGAAGGCGAGGTTCCAGAAGTCTTGGGAGACGCATATTAACTCACAGAGGCACAAGGTGGCGACCGGACAAATAGAACAGCCGGAAAAGAAAGGGTTCCACTACATTACCCAATTAGAGGAAGTTTTAGAGAAATATAGGGCAGTTTTAGAAGAAACGACGCAAAAGTTGTCCCAAACTTTGCCTAACCAGATAGACGTTCATCCGGTTAAAATTTTTGAATTTAAGGAAGCGGAGCGAAAGGCGATTTGTGAATACGACAGCGGTAGCATCATCACGCTTACGAATATTAATAATGCGATATGCCGATGTTTAACGTGGTGTAATTTAAATATGAGTGGAGAAAAAAAGAAAAAAAATGTGTTGTATCTCTCAACCACAAGAGATTTAGTGCGTAATATCGCTGATACGCTGACCCAAGGCTGGGAAGTAGATGATGAAACCTATGACGAGTTAGAGACGCGATTAGAGCACATATTGAAGCACCAGTTTTCCGTTTAGATGTTGCGGCGGCAAGTAGGGCATTTGGGCTTTTGACCCAAAGGAGCCATATCTTCCAACCGAGCGTAGCAGTCCTTACAAAGAATGTGTCCGCAAGTTGTGAGGTGAAAGGTGTCCTTGGTCGTCAAATCAATACACACCGGACAAGTGTAGGTCTCGTTGAGCCGGTTCGCCATCTCCCACATCGCCTCGGTTATGTGGGGTGGGAACTCTGCTGGGCGTTGAAGGCGACCATTCGCACGAGCGAACATTCCGCCGAACGCAGCCGCATCCTCGGCACCTCTTCCGTGTAATTCAAACACCTTCGCCCACGCAAACGCCTTTTGTTTGCGAAGAGCCTCCATCTCACGCTCGGTGTAAAGTCTTCCGTTGTTGTTTCCGTTGTTCGCCATATTGCTTTGTTGCTTTGTCGCTGTATCTTAAATTGAATGATTAAACACAATCAATTTTTTTTACACTATAAAAACCATTATTTATATCGTAAAAAAAATTGAAACAATAATAAAGTCTTAAATGATATGTAGCGTTCAAACACAGACAAGCAATAATGACTACCATCAGCCTTATCTCCAACACCGAATACGAAACCTCCCTTATGTCAAAGGTTGGCTCTCTTATGTTCCCAGACGAACTTTGGAACAGCACCCACTATGTGGATACGAAGAAATTGAAGAAGACCCTTGGCGACAAACTCCCAGCCGGAAAGAAGATTGTGGGCGTTATGGTTCATACGACCTCAAGCCCCCTTTTCAAGAATATCCAGAACAAGGATGTTTCCTACAAGACACCCCTCGCAGCGATGCCGAACCAAGACGGAGCCGTCCTCGTTTCCAAATACGGAATTGAGTTGTATGAAAGCAGCCACCCAGTCGGCGATGTGATTGTTGTGTATAATTAAGGTAAGCATACACAAAAATCGTTAGTAGGTTGTAGCGATAAACTACTTTTTTTTCCCCATATCTTCCAGCGGTTCTTCCTCCCCAGAAGCACCGGCACTCAACAGCCAGCAGTTTTTTTCAGTCATCGCCACTTGTGGGTAATTTTTAAAGAGACAACACCAGCGAGTTTCCATCCCCTTTATCCTCATAATTTCCTTTATATCCAAGCCGACGTATTGCTCTAATAAATACCTTGTTCCCCTCAAAGAGCCAGAGTGTGGAAAATAAACGATGGCGTGGGCTTCATTTAAAATGCGGCGAGTATCCCCCTTATTGGTAGGCAAGTGCGATACATAACACGCCGAAATTTTGTAGTGCCTCCCAATTTCTAAAACTTGATTGGAAAGCGACATAACAGCATCACGAATTTTTTTATCACTTAAAACATCACAATCATCAAAAATGACGAGGGATTGTTCTAAATCCTCCGGCTTAATGGGGTTCTTGTAAATGCTTTCATCCATCTTCACCCTCAAGGGTTTTACGGCATCCAAACTTTCGTCCTCTTTTAAACTGGAGAATAAATAAATATCTCGGTCTGGATATGCCTTTTTAAATTTCTCGCAATATTTTCGTATATACGTTGATTTACCGGAGCCGGAAGCACCGGTTAAATAAATAATTTCACGCTCACTTTTTGTGTTGGGGATTTGCTGAAAGTGAAACTCCTCTGGTAATTCAAGACGAGGAAAGCCCTCTTTTGGTTTCTCACTACCGGTGCTGACCCAAATCTGTTTGCCCTTCAAATAGCCCTCACCCTCTATTGATGCGAGTGGGCGACCAACCTTTTCAACATTTAACGACATTATATTATATTAATGATATATTATATATTTAATAATATTCTTATGGGAAATATTTGTTGTCTTTTCTCGCAAAAAAATCTTTCGTTTCTTTTTGGATTTTTTCATCATTCGTTTTGATTATTTCATCAAGCGTATCAATCGCTGTTGCCGGTAAGCCAATATCCTTGAGATTGATTTCGGCACGGCGTTTGGTTTCCGTATCCTTATAATGTTCCAGTAATAATTTAATCGCTTTTAGATTTGAATTTTGTGCGTAGAGTTGCCCTATGCTGCTGTTGAATAATCTTGTAAGCCGAACCATTCCTTCTTTGTCGCCTTTTATATTATATATAGAGAATATTCTTTTGTAGGCTTTATATAAATTGCCCTCCCTTTTATATTCGGCGACTTCATCTTCCAGAGCCTTTAAAGGGTTAGGGTCGCTGTCGGCTTTTGCGAAGGAATAAATAATAGATAATTCGGTAAAAATATTGTCTAAATAGATTACATAATCCAGCTTGACGTAATCCAGATTATCCACGGCACGAAGGAATGCGGTGCGTGTGAAATCTTTGAGGTTGTTGAACTTGGTTTTGCTTTCGTCCATATTCTGGACTTTCAATTCAATAAAATAAAAGGTGCGACTTTCGGTTGTGTTTTTTAGAATGCGGCGTAATTCGGTGTAGATTTCTGGAAGAGGATATTCCTTCTCTATGGATGAAAAGAGGTCAATATCGCTTGGGTTTTGTTGTGAGGCGAGTTTTGCGGAACCCATCAGCATAACCGGTTCATCTTTGAATTTGAGCTTGTTAATAATATCAACAATCGCTCCTTTGATTGGTCGTTCTTCAACAATATCCATTATATAATATACGTATATGTTATATTAATAAAAAGATTTTATCATATTATTTATATAATGAATAATAATTTCAAACAATATTTAGATAGTATAAATCTAACTCCCAAGAATTACCTCAACGAAGCGAAGAATTATGCCGATAAGCACGGCTACGATGCGGAAGGTTTGACGCTGAATGAAGACCAGAAGAGCGAGGCGAAACTGGTGTATGAGGGTGTGGGGTTTGGGCGTGTAGGATATAAAGATTACATTATTTGGCGACACTTGGAAAATACGAACCAAGTGCCGAGAGGGACAGCAAAAAAAAGAAGATTAGCCTATCTTCAGCGTGCTACGAATATTAGGGGTTCTTGGCGTAGCGACCCTCTTTCACGAAACAACTTGGCTATTAGGGTCTTGTGGGATGGGGAGCCCTCCCCTTTGTAAATCTGGATAAAATTCATATTGCGAACAACTGGGTCGGTCAATATCCATACCTCGTTTAACCCAACAATCAATACAACATTCTACCCCAATTGGGTTCTCTGTATTCTCCCACGTCATAATATAGCGGAAATTGGTGCTGAAATGGGGTATTTTATACTCACATTCAATACAATACGCCAAACAGCCAACACTATCATCACTATCATATTCACTATCACTCATCTTGTCTGGTGCTGTTTATTGAAAGATTTATAGTAATCAAATTTTTATGAGATTTCATTCAAAATGCGGAACCGGATACAGAGATGGCTCCGTTGAGGTCTTCGTCGCTGCCGTCGGTGTCTTGGTCTTCATCCAACCCCTCAATATAAGGGTGAAGTTCCTTGGGGACATCCTCCCAGCAGTTCTCGCAATACCAGTCGTTGTATCTGGTATTCAGCATATAGTCATCGTAGAATAACTTGCGGCAACCGCAGCACGCAATCTTGCCGTCGTCGCTGTCTTCGCCGCTGCTGTGGTTGAACCCAGCGATATTGGAGCACTCCTCACAAGTCCAGTCGTCGCCCTCCTCGCCGATGAACTTACCTTCTTTTCCGCATTCTTCGCAAACTCCATAGACCTCTTTTTCCTCCTCCTTCCCACCGAGCGGAAAGTAGCATTTCATCATCACAAGTCCAAACCAGCCGAACTTCTCTTGTCCTTCTTTGTCGGCGAGTATTTTCAGCCTTACCTCCTCGCTGTAGAAGTCCATATAGAACCGAAATTTAGCCTCGCTGGCTTCAGTCCATTCTGCGGTGGTCTTACCTTCGGTGAAGTTCTTGGTTGCTTCGTCCCTCATCATAGCGAGGATTTGGTCGGTAGTAGTCATAGTAGCCATATTGTCTGTTTGCTTGTTCGCTGCCTACCCTACCTTGAATGGTTTTTTCATTTCAATTTTTTTTAATCTATAAATACCATTATTTATGGTGAAAAAAAAATTGAAAGCATTATTTCTTTCCAGTAAGGATAAGCAGCGACAAGCAAAACGACGACGAACGACGAAATGGCGACTACTATCAACGAGAACACTATCAAGTGCTGCTTCTGCGGCACCGAAGAACTCTACGGCAACAACCCAGCCCCTATTGAGACCTTTGGCGAAAGGTGCTGCGATGTGTGTAATAGGGCGTTTGTTATTCCGGTGAGGATTAAGGCAGCCAACTACAAGGGCAACGACAAGGTTGTTGGCTTCCTCAAGGTGAAAGACGAGAAGACCGGAGCTCTGGAGAAGTCATTCTGCTACACTTACGGAAATATGGAAGGTGAGGAAGTTGAAACCAACATCTACAATTGCCCCAAGTGTCCTTGTGGGCGTGCCGATTGTTCTGGAAGCGACAGCAGCGACGACGAAGGTGAGTGCGGTGTTGAGGTGATTAGGGATGTGGATGCTTTCGTTGCGAAAGCGACCAAACTCAACGGAAGAAAAGAAGAAAAACTGAAGAGCTTACTATGCTACATCAAATCCGGAAAACACACATTCGCTACGATGGCGTTGATGGCGGCGACGAATTCCAGAGCGGATGAGGAAGATGCTGCCCCTTGGTTCAAAAACATCGGTCAAAGGGGCGAAAACTACTACAAACTGCTTACGAGAGAAATCCCAGAAGCCGCTACAAAGTTTAGGACTTGGTTGATGCCGGTGTTCTACGCTATGAACTACATCAAAGAGACCAACTTCAAAATTAACGGAGACGAGGGCGACTGGTCTATTGGTGAATTCGGTTCTGTTTGGCTGAATTTGGTTATGAAAGTCCCCCTTGTGGATGGAAGCAGCCGCATCTGCTATATGCGTATCGCATTCTACTTCAACCGGAGAACCCCACTTGAAATCTGTGAGTTTGAGGACTTTGGCTCTGGTGGATTGAGGTTTGGAAAGCTGAATTACGACGCTAATGAAACCCTCCTCGTTGTTCCAAAGTCCTCCAACGGAAGAGATTACGCCGAAGCCGAAAGAAAGAGAGCCGAGGCAAAGCTCAAAGAGCAAGAGAGGGTATTTGCTGCGGAAGAGAAAGCCAAAAAGCAAAGGGAGTTTGAAGAGGAACAGCGTGAGAAGGAGCGTGCGTGGAGAGCCAAGGTTGAAGCCGACCGCATCGCTGCCGAAGAAGAGGCAAAGAAGAAGCAAGAAGCCGAGGCGGAACAAACTCGCCAACTCATCGCCCAGAAGGAAGCACAGCGTGTCGCTGAAGCCAAGGCTGAAAAGGAACGCAAAGCCAAAGAAGCCGCAGAGAAAGCCGCAGCCAAGAAAGCAGAGAAAGAAGCCGCACAAGCAGCAAAGTTCGGCAACAAGAAGAAGTAAGCCTCTTGTTGCGGAATTTGGTAATAAATAACAATAAGGTAAGTGTGAATATGTGTGATGTGATTTGAACTAACACTTTTTTTTGTTGGATGCCGTAGAAGCCTTGTTCCCAAAATCACGAAATCACGAAAAAAAACACCGCTCCGGAAAGTCCCTATGGCTGGAAAAACATCTACCGAACTACCAGAAAGTCTATCGGCAACCAAGGGTAATTCCGGTAGTAGGTGATATGTTAATATTAGGGTTAGGGCATAGCACTTTCGCAACCTTGCCTACCTTTGAGAGGATGGGACGCAACCGGAGTTTGGGGTCAGCGTAAGAGGAGAAGTCAATCTGTTCGCCAATCATTTTCAAATTTGTTTTTATACTATAGACGTATATTTTATTTTTAGGTAGGTAATCACTAAAATACTTTTTCACTCCTCTACTTTTATCTTAAAAGGATTTAACGAATTAACGGCGGTAGTTGGGTAGATAAAATCCCAGCCATAGGAGGTTTCCAGACCGCCTAAAATATCTGTGATTTTGTGATTTGCCTATTTTTTCTTGGAAGGATATTTGGGGTCTTCCACGCCATATCTACGAGGCAATCCTTTCAACAAACCAAGAGCCTTATCTTGTAGCATCTCGCTATGAAGCATTTCACTATCCTCTTGCTTTCCCAGACCGCTCATATTTTCATAGACTTTGTGTGCGTCATTCGCATCACCATCATACCCCTCATAGCTTTCTTTGGGGAGACGGCGACGGCGACCGCCAACTGGGGCGGAGCGACTGCGGACTTTAGGCATCAAATCCTCTGGCGTAGGTTGTAGTGCTTTGGGTAGTTTCGCATATTTGACATTAACCTCCACCTCGGCATTAGAGCCACCGGTCATACCAGAGCCTACAACTCGGTTGCGAGGCTTTCCAGCATCGCTGCGTTTTTTACGCTGGTGTCCTTGTTCTTGAATAACAACTGGAGTTTTCTTAAATACGAGAGGCACTTGTCCGGCTGGTTCTCTAACAAGGGCATTCCATTCACGCCGTCTTGTTTTTACACCTTGGGCTGTAGGGCGTTTAGATGGCTTCCAATTATCCGGTTTATCCCTTCTATAATGTTCGGTGCCTTTACAGAACCTCGCATTAAAGCAACACCTCGCACCACCGCACGAACGTCCAGCGGCACATTCGGCACAACACGCACCACTACCAAGAATACCACGATTAAAAAGATTAGGCTTGATTACACCGGTGCTGTCGCCGATATATTCCTTTCCTTTGTAGCGTTGTTTCAAATCAGCAAGGGTATTAGGGTCGGTAGAATTACCAGTAAAAGAGTTCGCCATACGCAAGGGAACACCTCTCGCATTCATACCAAAGCCTTTCATAGCAGCGGCTTCCAAATCTTTCGCACCGCCACTTGGTTTCTTTAACAAATTATAAGCACCCTTTATCATATGTGTAGCACCATCCGCCAATAAATCCGTAAAAAATCCAGAACCAGACATACCGGCACCAGTTCTACCCTCACCAGTCATAAGATATTTGCGAACACGTTGATAGCCAAGTCCGGTTTGTTCCGCCAAGAGCCTTACCTCTCCGGATAATTGCCTACGCTGACCTTCCGGCATTTGGGCGTAATCATCAAATATACCGGCAAAATCCTCATCTATTACTTGCTGAATTAAAGCGGCGTTTCGGCTGGCTGCTCTCGCACCTCTGGCTGGTGCTGCTGCTGCTGCTGCTGCTGGCTGTTGTTGCTGTTGCTGAACTGGGGCTGCTGCTGCCGCTGGTTGTGCTGCTACACCGGCGGCTTGTCGTAATTGTGCTAATTGTTCTACCATTTCACGGAGTTCGCCTAATGCGGCAGCTCTTGTTTGTAAGTTAAAAAACTGCTGAACCTCGTCAATCGTATCGGCATCCCACGCATCGTCTCGCTGTCTATCGGTGGCTTGAGTAATATCATCACCAGCAAATTCATAAGTGTTAATATCAGCTAAAATGCGAGCATTAATACCAGCTAATTCTTGCTGTCTTGCTAAATTATCTTGGTCGTTCAACTGGTCGTCTTCATCATAAGGGTTAATAGCATCATCCATAGCCACTTGGTCTACAGCCCCTATATCAACAGATGCTCCTCCGGCTGCTGGTGCTGCTGCTGCGGCTGGCTGTTGTGCTTGGGCTGCCGGCACTCCAAATTGGGCTGGGGCGGCTACTGCTTGAGGTGCTGCTCCAATATTGGCTGCTGCGGCTGCGGCTGCTTCTACATCCTCTGGAAGGCGTGCTTGTAATCTGCTTTTACGTTCAGTTCCATAAGCAACATTTTTATAGAAACCAGTATCAACTTGTGTCAATATTTCTCTAATTACCCTCTCGTTTTGTGCGGTTGGGTTTCCTCCGGCTTCTTCAATTGCGTCCTTCCAAGTTGCGACTTGCTGAATTGCGTTGGTAAAAAAAGGGAACAAAGCCTCGTATAATGTTTTGCGGACAAAAGCGTAATCTCCGGCGGTAGGAGGATTTACGTCTGCCGGTAATTGTTGCCCTTTCAAATAAGGATTAATACGAGCAACGAGTTTATTCCAAGCAAGCGAAACTTTGCTAAAGTCAGCGAACCCACGCTGGATGTTTTCTGGGGCGTTCATAGCAGTAAGCCCATCATTAAGTGCGTTTTTCACATTTTCAATATCTTTGTTGAATTGGTAAGCGATGGCTTGAACCTTTTCGTTGGGCGGCATTTCAACTTTCGGCATATTGGCGATTTGAAGTTGTTCTCGTTCAAACACCTTCTTATTTGCCCTCAAATCTTCATCATAGGCTTCCCTATTTTGGCGTAAGCGTAAGTTAAGCAAAACCATAATTTGTTTATATAATATAAGAAAAGAATATATTTATTATAAAATAGCTTAATAAATATAATCAATTACAGATTTTCTCTAAATTAACGGCGATAAGAAGCGGAAGCAGCTTTTAGGGCATCCTTGTAAGAACCTCCGTGCTTGGCTTGGTAGGCTTTTACGTGAGCAATCCAACCTCCAGCCCTTGCTCCGCCAACATTAGAAGGCAGATTGTCTTCTGGAATGAGTGCCCTACCTCCGCAAGAACGGCGACCACCGAATTTGGATTTGAGTGCGGATGCTGCGAGATTTCCAACAACTGGGGCGACATAAGAGCCGACATTCTTAATGCCGCTCCATACATCATCAAAGAAGCCTTCACCCTCCATAGCGTCTGGTGTGCCTAAACCATAAGGGTTTTTAAGACCACGCCTTGGTGCTTTACGCCTACGTCCGCCTTCAATATATCCACGGCTGGCGACATTACGAGGGGGGCGAAGACCTTCACCTTGTTCGTCGTTGTCGTATCCATACAAACTCTCGGCACCCATAGCGGCGACTGGGGCGTTTCCACCAGCCATATACATCCGCTTACCACCGGCACCAAGGGCATAATTCTTTTCCTTATTGCGGCGTTCAGCGTCTTTCAATCCCTTTACTTCCATACCGATACGCTCGTCTTCTCTATCAAAAAAGTCTTGGGCTCGTTCAGCCTTGCGACCACCATAAGCAAGGTTATAGGGGGACATCATAGCACCTCCAGTAGCACCGGCACCGGTTCTGCCGAGACCGAACATACTGCCGATTGCTTTACCAATCATAGGTGCGGCAGCCATAGCCAACATAGGAAGGAAACCTCCCTTCATACGGCGACCGCCAGTAGCACCCATAGCTTCCATTTTGGGGCGAAATTGGGCGAGTTTTGCGTCCTTTGATACATCCATAGCCAAATCCGCCAACTGGGGGAACATCTTCCTTAACTGGGGAGGGACATCCTTTCTCGCAGCCATATCCGCCATCATACCGGCTTTCACATCCCTCGCACCACCGGTGTAGCCACCGCCGAATAATTTACTAACAAGGGAGCCGACAACTGGGGCGGCTGCTGCGGCAAGGAAAGGGAGAAATCCGCCCTCCATTCTGCCCCCAGTAGCACCGCTGCCGACTTCACGAACGGCTTCTTCAAAGGAGCCACCGACCATACCTTCACCTTCATAATCGGCACTATCTTCACTCAAATAATCATCATCATCTTCTTCATCACCACGACCAGAGCCGTTGAGGCGGTCTATCATCTGTCCTTTGCGACGCTGTAAGGCGTTGCTTTTTGCCGTTAAGGCACGATTGTAAGCATCGTTATATCCAACCATTTTCGTTTATAATATTAAATAAGAAAATTATTTTAATATTATATTTCCCATTATTATTTACATTTCCCCATTAACGTCTATTATAATATTTCCATTATTTTTTACAGCGAATAAATTAGGTGGGGGAGGTGGTGCCGTCTCTTGTTTTTCTGGTTTATTGACTACGATTTCAGTAAGCCCATTTGTTATATTGGGTCGCTTAATATTCTCCCCATCGTGTTTTGGATATTTTACATTATACTTGCTTATAATATCGTCCGGAATGATTGGGGCAATCTCTTCTAAATTCTTAATATCTGTCCTTATAATGTTGAGGGCATCCTTTGCTTCCAATCGTTGTTCCCTTTCTAATGACAATTCAACTGCGATTTTGCGACATATCTGGGCGTATTGAAGGCTCACGAGCCGGTGCCTTTCGCTTCGTTGAGCCAATTGAAAATAACTATCCAACGCCTTAATACATCCAATTACAACTGAAAATATGCCTAAAACAATATTAATGTCTTCGTATTCAATTTTTACACCGGTTGCGAAGCCTATTGCTGATGAGCCTACTATGACCGGTATATTAATTGCGTTGCTGTATGTATTGTATTTCTCGTGTGATAATCTGTGAAGGATGCTTAAACTTTCTGCCTTCTCTCCCTCTGCCTTAAGAAGGTTCTCTAAATTGTCGTCGTAAGTAATCTGTGCTGACATATACAAATATATAGTAATATTTTTTTACTATATATTTTCCTATATTAACTATTACCGACGATAGGGTTTGAACCTATGACCTCTGGGTTATGAGCCCAGCGAGCTTCCGCTGCTCCACATCGGTTGGTAATCACCAAATCACAGAATTTTTCATCGGTTGGGAAAGTCCTATAGGGTCGGTAAAACATCTACCGAACTACCATTAATTCATAACAATAGGTTTGAGGACAAAGTAATCAACGCCTACTGCGACAGCGACAGCATTTCCATCAGCACCAACAGCGGTGAAAGTAGCAGTTCCAAGGGTAGTAATAGCTCGCAACTGAGTAGCAGCGGAGGCGGTTCCAACTGCGGTTGAGAAGGAGGCAATAGCGACATCTCCGGCTTGGATGGCTGGGTTTGAAATAGTAAGAACACCAGAAGCGGCAGTAGCAGAACTACCGGCACAAACAACTAAATCCTTAAGCGACATTATATTTTTATAATATATCATAAGAAAATTATTTTAATATTATATTTGCGATTAAATATATTATTAAAATTGCTAAATCAAATCCTTTTTATTTAAGCAAGTCTGTCTTCCATAGCTTTACGCCGACCGCCAGTTGCTCCATATCCTAAAGCCCCAAGACCGGCAGCACCGGCTTTGGCGAATTTGTTGTCGCTTCCAGAAAGAAGTTGTTTCACCATAGGAAGGGCGTGAGGGGCGACTGCGGAAGCAAATGAACCCAACTTATCAAGAAGACCGCCACCAACCATACGCTCAACGTCGCCGGTAGAGTGGGGCTGTTGCTGGGCGGCAGAAAGCACATCGTCCTTGGTAAGAATACCGGTGTATGTGGCTGACTGACCTTTTTCACAAACAAATAGACCGCTGTTGAGGGTGATAAGAACCAACTCAATAGGCATAGTAGCAGAAGCAGCACCACCAGAGGTAGTAGGTGCCTCAATATAGTTTTCAACGTCTATGCTGAATTGTAAATTAAAATTTCCAAGTGAGCCGCTCGCATAGTAGTCCTCTGTGATTTGGATATGACGACCCATATCAAGCATAAGGTAAGAACCAGAAGTAGCGATTTCCTTACCAAAACCGGTGGTGTTGTTGGCGAGCTGTGCCTTCCCCCTAAATTCGTGGAATGATTGATTGGAGCCAGCTTCCACCGAGAAGCGGTAGAGCTGGTCGCGAGTGCTGCTCGCCAAAATACCACTTTGGTTATTAAAATTAATGCTGATACGAGAAATAGCGAGGGCAAAATCGGCATCACTAACAAGCTGTGAGTTCTTTGCCTTACGAACAAAGATAAGCAGTTTGTCTGGGATTTGGTTGAGCTGGATAGTAGTGCTGGGAATAGTAGCAGTTGCTGGGGCGAGTTTGGAATTAGCAGAACGAGTAGCATAACCGATAGTAGAAGTTGCGGTAGATAAATAGCGAGGCATCTCCCAGTAAGGCACAACATTTCGTGCCGACAACATATCACTTGGTTTAGGAGTGAGGAAGTTGAAGATGAGTTTGCTGTTCTCATAAGACAACACGCTAATTGTGGTCTGGGGTGTCTGGGCGGCACCAGTAAGAACAACATTATCCCAAGCAGCACCAGAACGCCACATACGAGACACATTATCAGTAGCCAAATTCATAACTACATTTAGGTTCTGTATTCCATAAAATCCTTGTCCGCTGTAAGATGATTTACACCACATAAAGGGGCTTGCGAGAAGAGGCTCTCGGCTGGTGAAGCGAACATAGTAAGTGGCGGCGGCGGCTGGGTTTTGAACTACTGGAACGGCAGTAGCGGAAGCACCCCAAGCATTCGTGCCGGAAACTTGAACTTCAGCAAAGGAACCACGAGGATACAAATCATTATCCAAAGACTGGTCGCCATAGTTTCCAAGAATGTTGTTGGCGGCACCAACACCATCCAAATACTTACCATAAGTATCATAGAGGGCTGGGGTCATACCATTATAGCGGTTCAATTCACGCTTGTCGTGGAAGCGGAGAATAGCCGGCAACACATCGCTCATATTGACTGATACGGAATTATTGTTGATTGTAAATTGTTGTGTAAGGCAAGCTCCGTGGAGAGGGAAGGCACCAAGAGCGTTGGAATAGCCTAAAGAAGTAAGAGGAGTGCCGGCGGCTACTCCGGCTTGAGCGGCGGCAGAAATATTGACTTGAAGGACACAAGTGCTTTCCCAAATGACACGTCTATCAATAATTGTGGTCTCGCTGGGAACTTGGACGTTGTAGGTATGTGAGGAAGTAGTAGCGGAGATTGCGTTAAACTCGGCGATGGTGATGTTTTGACCGGAACGATTGACGGCATACTTGATGCTGTCTTTACAATTGAGGCGTTCATCACGCACAAGGACTTTCTGGAAATCGGCAGACGACATTTTATTTTTATAATATATCATAAGAAAATTATTTTAATATTATATTTGCGAATAAATATATTATTAAAATAGAATGGCTAAAAATACTAAATTACAGAACTCCTTGGAAATCCTTCCGCCTAAACATAATTTTAAGTGAGCCATTACATCCGGAAGCCAGCCTAAATGGATGAAGCCCTCCAAATTGGTCTTTCCAGAAAACGCTAATTTCAATTGCTGAAAGTGGTGCGTTTCCGTTAAGGTCAAACAACCGGTATTCGCTCTGTGGTGAATAAAAGAGGGATGGCTTATTTTCCCAACCCTTATCTAATGGAACTTCTAAATCTGTGAGAATGTTTGCTATATTAGAATTATTACCGGCAGAAGTTAATTGACTTTCTTTTCCATATAAGATGGGAACCGATACGAGTGAAGGTGCGATGGGTAGTAGAGATGTTGTGAATACGATAGATTGGATAGGGTTCCATAGTGGCGTAGTTGGGTATAATTGTGCTACATATAGAGCATTCTTCCCACTATAAGTTTTGAAAGCTGCGAAATCCGGTGGTGCGTTTGTGATATTGTCCTTAAACAATATACGCCAGTTCTTTCCTTGAACTACGCCATTTACTGCCCCATAACCATTTTGATATGCGTCAAAACTGCTAAACAAAGTGAAGAGAGGTGCGTTGAAGTAGAGTTCAATAGGATTTCCTCCTAAAGCTCCATTTAGGGCTGGAGTAGGGTATAAAGGAGAAGGTGTCTGGAAAAGGTCTTGAGGGACAACAAATGTTGCCTTACAAGTATCTTCGTCAAACCAAAGATAAGGGGGGAAGTTCGCATACCCTACTAAACCAGCCATACCGGCATTCGCAAGGAGTGTAGTCCAAGCAGTCTTAAGTGCTGTATTCACCATATCAATAAATGGCTGATACGTATATACGTAATAGTAGTCGCTTTCTATGTCTTGGAACTCTGTTGGAGGATTAGGCAAACCAGTATAGAGTGGGTTAGATTGGGGGACAAATTCCAATCTTTGAACCATAGTGTTATTTACGACTGGTGGAACAGATGCTGGGTTATTCTGTAGCAAAGGATGGGAGAAGGTGATTGTATAGATTAGTTTATTAATATCCGGAGAACCCACGAGTGCTTGGGGAACAATTACTGGTAGAGTAGGTGTTTCTAAACTAAACCTAACCACGGAACAGAAGTAGTCGCTTGGATTGGATAGATAGGGATTGTTCCTTATCTCTGTGAATTGTAAAGCCGGTGGCTTCCTTGTTCCATTCGTGTCGTTGTTGATGATATTCAAATCATAGTAGATGTGGTAGGGCTCGTATGAGATACGAGATGAAAAGTCAATACCGCTCATAGTTTAATTATATATAGTAATGATAAAATTATTTTTAACTAATAAATCCTTAAATATCTAAATTAGATTTTTATTTCGCCATCATTTCCCACCATTCCGGCGGTAATAATCCAGTAATAATCAGTATTAGGGGTGTAATAATCTATCTATATTATTTACAATAGAGTTTAATGGGAATAATCCAGTAATAATAAATTTATTATTACTATATTATTACTGGGGATTGGCTATGTAATAATCTAAATGGGGGTCTAATGGATTATTATATAGCTATATTGTATTATTACTGGATTATTACGGCTGGAGGGTGCCGTTAATGGTGATTGGGTCTCCCATACAAGGGGATAATTCTGGTTTCTTCTTCTTATCACGCAGCATAATATCGCTCAACTGATGGAGCTGTATTTGGTAAGTATTAATGTCCGCCTTGAGCTTCGTCTCCGCCTCTTCTAACTCCTTAATGCGTTTGAGTAGTTTCTCCCTATCTTCCATCCTCTCACGCTTATCTTCTTCAAGCAAACGAATACGCTTCTCTTGTGCCTCCGCAATCAAGTCAGCACTCTTCGCCAATTTGTCAAACCTTTCATCCACCTCTTCTTTGGTCTCAATAAACTCTTCGTCAATTCCATCACAATCTGGGTCTTGATGATGAAATCCAATAACCTCATTCAAGTCTTCGTGGTGCCTCGTCTTATACTTGGCTAATTCAGTAGATAGTTCTATTATCTTGTTAATCGCATACTCCATAGCTGTCGGCATAGTGTGTGTGTTCTGGTATATCATATAGTAAGAAAATATCTTTATATTAATGTTGAATAATCTTATTTGATTATTCTATATACGTCTAATCACAAAATCACGGATTTTTTCGCCAGTTGGGAAACCTCCTATGGCTGGGATTTTATCTACCCAACTACCGAGGGATTAGACAATCACAGATTTTGACTAAAGTAGAGGAGTGAATTTTACTATTTGTGATTACATCTACCCAACCTATGGTAGTTCGGTAGATGTTTTGGCGACCCTATGGGACTTTCCAAACCACCAAAAATTTCTGTGATTTGGTGATTGTGGCTGGTGCTACTCGTTCTTAATGTAGGTCTGGTTCATCTCTGCGACACTATGACCCATCTGTTCCGCAATCTCCTTCTGCTCTTCCAGCTGCTTTCCAAACTTGTTGGTGGTGAAGATATGCCGCAACATAGATGAGCCAATCTTCTTCCCAAATATCCGGTTTAGGATGCGTGTAATACTATTAATCACAAACGGCTTATCGTTCCAGAATGTAAGAAAAGGTTCCACTACGACTGGGGCTGTTGCCTTTGATGCCTTACCCTTCTTGGCGGTAGGAGGCTGAAGATGCCTTAATATCCCCTTCTTATCAAAATAGACACTCAAGATTTGAGACAACTCCGGAGGGATTTCAATCACAACCTCTCCATACTTTTTGCTGGTTTTGTATCGGCGAAAAATAAATCTCTTATTGCTCCAATCAAGGATGTTAGACCCAGACAAAGCATCGGCTACTTCTGGTGTATATTGTGATACAACTTTCATATTGTTATAGTCGCTATTTCTACGAGGTGGAATGAGAACATAGAGAGAAAGAACAACCAAATCTAACAACTTATTATATTCACCCTCCGTAATAGGACTGGAAATATTAGACAAGGCAGATTTCTTTAATGCCTCCCAAGTGGTCTGGACTTGCTTCCAATCCTCCCAATTGTCGCTCTGTGTCTCTGTCTTCTCGCCGTTGTGTGCTGTAGAATTAATATTCTTTGTGAGGGCAATCATAGTCTCATAATACCGCTTCAACAATTTATCAATCCCTTTCTCGCCCTTAAATGAAGTAAGCGAGCTCACAATTGAAATTAAAAATCCTCGTTGCGTGTTTGGTTTATACGCCTTAAGTTTCTCAATAATGGTTGGATATTTTTTGAGGAAGTTGAGATTATTCAAAGATTTATTATCATTCAACTTCTCCAAGTTCCGGACATAGAGGGCAATACTACTATCTGCTATGCCCCTCTCTTTCAATTTAGCAATCAACAATTCAGTAAAATCCATTTTGTATATATTACATTAAGAAAAAATATATTTATATCTTTACTTAATGATTAATATTATTACAATTCACGGCGAAGAAGGGAACCGATGAATTCCATCGTCGTAATATGCTTCTTGGTGGCTCGGTGTTTCGCCATATTCATCTTCTGGACGGAACAGCCACATTCACAAACGACGTGCGTCTTGAGGCGTTCCATAATCCGTTCCTTGTTCTCCAGATAATATTTGTGGTTGTATTCACGCTCCTTCTGGTTGATTTCGCTCCATAATTTATCGGCGTTTGCGAGACACATTATAATTTCCGGTGTTTTGTTTCTTAATGTTATATCCTATATAGACGTATATTTTACAATCAATTTTTTTTATTATTAAATGCCTAAATGGCTTCAAATGGTGGAAGGTTCTTTTCCCCACGAAGTTTTTGTTTCAGCACAGCTTGACTTCGCAGATTATCTGGATTTATTTCAGCTGTCGTCAAAGGAGTATCTTTGGAGATACGCTTCGTTGGGCGATATACTGGGTAATCCATTCCGGCTACATCTTTCCATTCCTCTTTGAACCATCGTTTAAGAGGTTTGGTTTTATCGTCGCCTTCATCTCGGTATTTACCCCCAAGCTCTTTATACTTCTTCACCAAGGCACCGCTACGATAGGCACTCGGCTTATCGTATTGCTTATATACGATGTCTTTGGCTTTGTCATATAGTCAAGCATCCACCGGAATTGCCCTACCAGCAATCATAGACTGGGGCATAACAAGGGGGGAGAAGCGTGCTGAACCCATCGCAACCATCGGCTCAATCTCATCCGCAGCTTGTCCCTTTCCTAAAATAAGGCTTACACGCCCACCTAAATCTGTTAGACCCTTTGAGAACTTTTTACTAAATTCCGGTATTTCTTTTGCGAGTTTATCTACTGGCTGATATAAGAATGCCTTTGCTTGTTCCGTATATCTACCGATTGTCTGTAATAAATCACGGATGAATGACTGACAATTGCGGTCTCCAAATGCGTCATAGAGGAAGAATTGTGCGTCCCCTACCCTCTTGCGTGTCCTATCCAACAATTCATTCACGCTGACCCTCGCACCATCAAGGGGGACTGGCTGACGCTCCTCATTACTCGCAACACTCCAAGATGTGCTTACATCTATGCGGTCATTCTTTTCAATCTTTACACGACCACCGCCTTCCAATTCACACTCTATCGCCAAGTGAAAGAACTGCTCGTATCCATATTTCTTCTTCAGTTCATCCCATTTACCAAGGGTAAGGATTTTAAACGCCTTATCCACGAACCCTTGAACCGGTTTGCGAACAATATCAATCTTGGTAATAACTTTATCACCAACCTTTTCAATCGCTGATTTGGAAGCATTCGTATATTGCTCCAGATTTGGTTTGAATATAGCGGTTGCTTTATCCCTAACCCAGTCAAAGAAGCCACCACCTTCTAAATCGTATGGGAGCCGCTTACCACGGCGGTCGCCACGACCACTCATTTTCGGCATTATGGTATTGATACTATGACATTCTCTCGCACCTTTCGCACTATCTACCACGCCAGCACTTGTTCCGGCTGGGTTCTCCATCGGTAATACCTCAATATTCCCATTCGTGATGAATTTACCCATAATATTATACAGAGGGTCGCACGATAGATATATGCGATGATTACCATTTTGTCTGGCGAAGTCTTGCTTCTCAACTGCC